AACTTTGCAACCCGTGCTCTTGGAAATATCGAATCGGTCATTGACAAAATAGTAGAAAAAGCTGTTAAAGGCGCTTTGAAATGAGTTGTAATATATCTACCACATTTACACATGTTTCTCAGGTGGGAAATACTTTACTAAATTCCCAGCTGGAATCAAATTTAAAAAGTTTTCTTGACTGGGGAATGTTAGGTATTGGTGGCTGGTTTAATGTCAATATTCCAACTTCTGGTGCGTGGGGTGGAACTTTTGATCAACTTAGACTTGTAGACGACCCCTCTTATGGGAAAGGGCAAGTTTGGGAAAGTGCTCGTAAGGATTGGGTGTGGGAGAATGAAGTTCCATATACTGGAGGGTCTCCTATTTCCATTACAGGAGTTTCCGTGGATGGGACATTTTACGGAACAGGAGATGCTACTTATGCCCACCATTACAATTATCCTTTAGGTAGGGTGGTGTTTGATAGTCCCATTTCCTCTACCTCTACCGTTAAATTAGAATATAGCTATCGCAATGTTCAGGTATATATTGCTGATCAAGCCCCGTGGTGGGATGAGCTTCAATACAATTCCATGAGAGTGGACGACACAACATTTGGACAGGTTGGCTCTGGAAATTGGAGTATTTTAGCCAATAATAGAGTTCAGATGCCCGCTGTAGTTATTGAGGCCGTTCCTCGTAGAACATATCAGCCCTACGAATTAGGTAGTTCTAATAATTTTATTAAGCAAGATGTACTCTTTCATGTAGTTTCTGAATCTAGATGGTGGAGAAATCAGCTAGTAGACATTATTTCTCTACAAAAAGATAAAACTTTGATGCTTTATGACTCCAATAAATTAGCTGATTCTGGAGCTTATCCGCTTGATTTTAGAGGTATGGTGGTCGCTCCTGAAAATAACTATTCTGGCTTAGTAAATACTACTGGATATCAGTTTACATCTGCTCGTATTACCGATATGGGGGTTAGTGAAATGGAATCCTACAACTCTATGCTCCACGAAGGTACTGTAAGAGCAAGTTTTGAAGTTATTTTAAGCTGATGGTGTATCTTATAAGTAGATTTCCCCACATATGAAAACTTAAGAATTTCCCACAAACAGGAGAGATTTTATGGCTAATAGAATTTATTTTGCAAATCAGCAAGTAGCATTTAGACGTGATGCTTCGACAACGTGGATTGGCGCTCATGGTGTCCAGTCAGTTGCTGTTACCACCACTTTTAACCTTGAGCAAGCATTCGAGCTTGGTCAATTGGCTATTTATGAGAACATTGAAGGTGTGCCAGACATCGAAATGACGATGAGTAAGGTATTGGATGGATATCCCCTTCTTTATCACCTTGCAACCAATGAAGCTGCTGGGCATGGTCACGGTCCTACGTTGGCTGGTAGATCGAATGCTAAGTGCGTTGCGGCATTAGGCGTATGGCCTGATACTCAAGATAGTGCTAGCGGCAATCCAAGCCAACAAATGGAAGCTTCGGGTATGTTTTGCAGTGCTGTGAGCTATAACTTCCCCCTTGAAGACAACTTCAGTGAAGATGTTACAATCGTTGGTAATAACAAGGGTTGGAAGGCTGCTGGAGCGGCAACAGCGATTGATTGTGCTTCTCCGGGATGGGCGATGGTCACAGCTACTGGATTTTTCTCAGGAAACGACGATGCTCCTGCTGGAACGGGTGGTGTTAATCGTCGTGAGAACCTTTCATTTGCTACCTCCACATCTGCAGATGCCGGTGGTGTAGATTACACGTATCTTCCCACAGAGCTTCCCGGTGTTGATTCAAACGGTTGGATCAGTCCCCGTGCCGCTGCCAATACCGTCCATCTCCAAAGCATTACAGTTTCAACCGACTTGGGTCGCGAAGAACTTTTCGAGCTAGGCACAAGACAGCCTTACGCGCGAGTGGTTACTTTCCCGGTCGAAGTTACATGCGATATTGAAATGCTTTCTCTCAGTGGTGACATGATTAATGCATTCGCTGATGGCTGTAGCACTTCAACCGATCAGTGTACAGGTATCGTAGACAACCTGACTAATCAGTCAATTAGAATTGCAACCTGTGAAGGCACGAGAGTCTTCCTTGGCGATAAAAACAAGCTCGCTTCGGTTAACTACGGAGGAGGCGATGCTGGTGGGGGTAATGTTACTGTGACGTACAGTTACACCACCTTTAATGACTTCACTGTTATCCATCCTCAAGATCCCAACGCTTCGGGTGCCAGTTGGTGGACCAACAGAGCTACTTACTTAACGTAGTAGAAATGTGTATGTTTGACATTATGGGGGGAGGGGTTTTTGCCTTCCCCCCTTTTGTCAGTAGTAAAGCGATAGCCTTGGCAAGCAAAAAGATAAGGACTTAGGGCGAGTTTAACTGCTGACTTTTTAGGAGAAATAGGATGGACGAGGGGCGAAAAAATTTTTTAGCCTATCAAATTATGAGTGGATTAAAATTTATTACAGTAGAAGAGGAAAGATATAAATTAATTCCTCCTTCTCAGGAAATTAGACTCTTATCTGAACATATTTATCAGGAAACTCTTCATTCTTTAAGGTTTGCAAATCTTATCACCAAGGAAAAGGCTGCGTTATTATTGCGTAGATTAAATAAATGGGCTCCTGCTGATGACGAAGCATTTAAGAAGCTGGAAAAGCACCTAGAAGATAAAAAAGTAGAGTTATATCAGGCGCTCTACAACTCAGAAAGGCAGGATCGCCTTAGACGTACTATTAAGATGGCTAAAAAGTCTATCAATAGTGCCCTCTACAGGAAACATTCCTTGGACTATATGACCTTAGATCATCACGCAACTTTAACTAAAAAAAAATTTATTACAGCTATGTGTCTTAGAGACATAAACGATGAGCCTGTTTACAACGAAAAAAGCTTTCATAATTCTGATTCTACTATCTTAGAAAAGATCGTTAATTTCCTTGAAAGCGATATAATAAGTGTAGAGGAATTTAGAGAGTTGGCTCGTAGTGACCCATGGCGCACTATGTGGAATTTAGGCAAGGAGTCGTGCTTGGGAAATGCTAAAGAATGGACAGATGATCAAAAAACATTGTTGACATTTGCTAAAATGTATGATAATGCTTACCAAAGTATGGAATGCCCCCCGGAGGAGGTATTTGAAGACGACGATATGTTTGACGGGTGGTTAATTGAGCAAAGAAGAAAGAGGGAAAAGGATCAAAAACAAAAACAAGTTGATTTGATGAAAAATGTTCCTGATAGTGCGCAGGAAGTATTTGTATTCGCCCCCACCAGAGAAGATGCAAACAAAGTATATGACTTAAATGATCGCGATTCACGTATGAAGATTAAACAAAGGCAGCAGCTTATAGAGCAACGAGTAGAGGTAGAGGCTCAAGATCTTCCAGACACTCAGTTGGAGTTGCGTCAGCAACAAATGGAAGAATATAAAGAGAAACTTAAGAGAGGAAGATAGCATGGATTATAATGATGATTTTATAGAATTTAGACATCAATCTCACAAAAAAAGAGGGGATCGAGACGCTAAATATAAAGATAACTCAAAGCGCCGATTACTTAATATACTTAAAAAGAAATTTGATACTACTATTATAGGCTCTCTTGCCGCATTTGAAGAAAGGTTTGGTGAATTATGGGGGCATGGATTATCCATGAACGATTTGGATGAGGATCAAAGATATTGGAGAGAACAATGGATGGAAACTAGGTCAAAGGTTTTAGATAATGGTAACTCTAATCTGAGAGCTGCTCAAAATGAGATTTCTCAGTACACATTGTCTTGGAATCGTTACGTAACTAATTTTTACAGGAATGAAGAGGAGTCTTAATATGCCAGATAATCAAGAAACTAATGATAGAGCATCTTTTGAAGTTGACGGAAAAATGTATGCAGTTCGAGTGCCTACTGTAGATGAAATACAGAAGGCTAATGAAATACGTGCCACTACCTTTAATGAGTCTCTTAGCCGGGGAGATTTATTGAGAGATCAACTAGAAGGAGAGTTGCGGAAAAGAAAGTTATGGAATGATGATAGAGAGCAGGAGTATCAAACTCTTCGAGCAGAGGTTATTAATGGAGAGTATAAGCTCCAAAAGGGTGGTGTAAAACTTAGTCAAGCCCGAGCTATCGCTTTGGAAATGAGTGATAATAGAAATAAAATGGTAGAATTGCTATCTTCTCGTACTGATTTAGACTCAAATACATGCGAGGGAAAGGCCGACGCAGCCCGTTTTAACTTCCTGTTCTCGTGTTGTTTGGTGTATGATGATACTGGAGAACCTTATTTTCCTAATAATATTGATGATTATTTGTTAAATCAAGACGATCCTGTTGCTCTTGCTGGAGCCACCCAATTTTACTATTTTATGTCGGGAAGTTCTAGCGTTGATAGTCGTTTGCCAGAAAATAAATTTCTTCATAAATTTAAATTTGTTAATGAAGACTTACAGTTAGTTGATAAAGACGGTCGATTAATCAATAGAGAAGGTCAGCATATTGACGAAGATGGTAACTTTGTTACATGGGGTAAAGACGGTACTGCTACTAAAGTTGATCAAAAGGGAAGGCCAGTTAAAGAAGATGGAGATTTTGATGTAGAGCATTCTCCATTTTTAGATGAAGAAGGTGATCCTATCGACGAGTCTTTATATGAAATAGTAGACGAATCAGTAAAAGAAGAGTCAGATGTAGAAGATGATGTAGAGTCTAAGCCTAAGAGGCGAAGAAGAAAGACGACTGCAAAAAGCGCAAAAGAAGAAAAAACCAGCGATTAATTTACTGGGATAGTGGTCATGCCGGAAACAGTTACTGAACTGTTTGATGGTATGGCCATTTTTTTATATTGAGGTAGTCTATGGCTTTTAATATCAATGCGCATGTAATATTAAGCGGTCCAAAAAACATCAAAGCTGTTACGAAGAATATTCAAAAACAGCTTACTGGGGTTACCGCTACTGTAGACATTAAAACTCCTAAGAATATAGGAAGGTCATTAGGAACTCTTAGCAAAAGACTCCAAACTCTTCATAAAGATTTAAGAAATGTGCAGTCTAGTGCTTCAGGAGCTACCTCGGCCTTGCGCGATCTGGGCACGCAGGTTCAGTCATTAAATAGTTCTACGGCAGGACTTGCCAAATCTCAGAGTAGGGTGCAAGCATCTCTTCAAAAAACTGGAAAAAATGTGCAGCAGGTTGGTAATGAAATTCAAGAGTTCGGTAAAGATGCCGCTCTAGCTATCAGACGATTTGCAGCATTCACTGTAGCAACAGGTGTTGTATTTGGTTTTGTTAGAGCTATTCAAACCGCTACTAAAGCAGCTATAGATTATGAGCGGGAAATAACTAAGATTATTCAGGTTACTGGGGCTAGCACTGCGCAAATAGGGAAGTTAAAATCTACTATTGACGATCTTTCTACTTCTTTGGGTGTGGATGCTAATGAGCTAGCCAACTTAGCTAGAACATTTGCACAAACCGGTCAGTCTATTGCTCAAGTTAGATCATCTATAACTGCCGTTGCTCGCTCTAGTTTAGCTCCTTCGTTTGGGGAAATGAAGAATACGGCTGAAGGACTCATTGCGGCTTTAGCTCAGTTTAATATTGCGGCTAAAGATTCTGAGCAGGTTCTTGCTAGCATTAACGCAGTATCTAAGAAGTTTGCTGTTGAAGCTGAAGATCTTGTTTCTGTTATTCGGCGTGCTGGTGGTGTATTCTCTCAAGCCGCTGGTCAATTTGACGATCCTAAGAGATCTTTGAATGAATTAATTGGTATTTTTACTGCCGTTAGATCGACTACTCGTGAAAGTGCTGACACGATTGCTGTAGGTTTAAGAACTATCTTTACGAGAATTCAGCGTAGAGGTACTATTGACTTTTTAAAGCAATTTAATATTGAGCTAGTTGACGCTAGAGGAAATTTCATCGGACTATTTCCAGCATTTGAAAGACTGTCTGCTGGTCTATCAGATATTATTCGTAAGGGAGATGCCCTTACCCTGTCAGCCATTACCGAAGAGTTAGGTG